CGGGAGAAATAAAAAAAAATTGGTGGACACCGTCTAAAACAGGAAATAAAAGGATAATGTTGTGTGGTACATATCCGATAGCAGCGAGTAATGGATATTCTAAAGTAGTTTATTATATTTCAAAACATCTTGGGAAATGTCAAGACATTGATTTGACGATATATGGATTTCAAAATTTTTCACATACTGTTGGTTCTGGTATTAGAAATGATATTCCATCGAGAGTCAAAATACACGATGCCTATGCTACAGAAAATCCAAAAAGAAATGGTTTTGGAGAAGTTGAAATAACTGATTATATTAAGGAGAATCCACAAGATGTTATTATTATTTTTAATGATAACATAATTACTTCCGCGATTGTTTCGAATATAGTGAGAGAATGTTGGAGTGAAAAGAAGAATTTTAAACTTGTATCATATATGGATCAAGTATATCCATATCAGAAAAAAGAGTACATTCAATTGTTGAATACATACTTTGATTCAATCATTGCATTTACACCATATTGGCAAGGAATTGCAAGAAAATTAGGTATAAAGGAAGACATGCCAATGTTTTCATTTCCTCACGGATTTGATGAAACATTGTATTATCCTGTTCCGATGAAATTATGCAGAATGTATTATAACTTTGATCAAGATGCATTTATGATTTTAAATCTTAACAGAAATCAACCTAGAAAGAGATGGGATACAACTATAATTGCATGGGCAGAATTTGTTGAAAGACATTATCATACTAATGTGGAAAAAAAGAAAGTTTCGTACAAATGTAATAAACATACAAAACGCCCCATAAAATTGGTGGTAGGGACACAAATGGATGGTTATTGGAATTTAATGGATGTATTTGAAAACGAAATTAAATTTAGAGATGTTCCATGGGAATATGCGAAAGAAACAATTCAGTCGGTTAATTTACCCCAACAAATGTCAGACAGAGATATTAATATATTATACAATGCTTGTGATGTAGGTTTAAATACAGCAGATGGTGAAGGTTTTGGACTATGTGGATTTGAAGGTGCTGCACTGGGCAAAGCACAAGTTTCTGCATATGTTGGTGGAATGAAAGAATTCCTCAATTCGCAAAATTCATTGCTTATCGAACCTGTAATGTCGATATATCTTGATAATAAATCTAAAGGTATTGGTGGCAAAGCAGAATTGACAAATCCAAAAGATTATGCAGAAGCGTTTTGGAAGTATTTTAGTAGTCCCGAGTTAGTGGAAAAACATGGAAAAAGGAGTCGTGAAAACATTCTTGTGAACTATAGATGGGAAAGTGTAGTTAACTATTTCTATAAAGAAATTATTCCCAAACTATAATTTTGATAATTTATTTGTAATGGACGCAATATCATCCATCCAAAATTCTTCATAATATTTTAATGTTTCTAACCAAGATAATGCTTGTGCTGCACCGTCAACTTCATATATTGACCAAAATTGTTCGAGTTGTTGTTTTTTTAGTTCATTCATTTATTTTTATATAATAAATCTTTTTTTTAAATATTTATTGTAATTTGTTATTTTCCCTCCAATCATGGTCAAATTGCACAGCGTCTTTAAATATCAATTGCACTATATTCCTATCTTTTTTAAGCAATTCAAAATTTTCAATTTCATCACATATTTCGTCGTTTGTTTTTCCGAGACCAATCTTATCAAAATCATATAAAATGGCAATTGCTTGTGTAAACCCATAATTATATATTATTTTATCAACTTGAGATTGTGTTAAAGAATTGATGTAATTGTAAATGAAAATTTGTTTTTCTCTTTCAGAAGAAAATGATTCAATATATTTAAAATCTTTCACAAATTCTTTTATTTCATCTCTATTTATTTCTATAACATATTGATAAATATTTTCAAGAATATCTGGCATTAGTTTAGATAACATTGATAATATATACTTTATTAAATCATTTTTAAATCTTTTATTGGATACATCTTGGTAGAATCAAAACCCCAATGTAATAAGGTTTGTCTCATTCCTTTGTATACATTATCATCATTTCTTCCTATTTTATTAATTTTATTTTGTAATTGTTTTCTAAATCTACCGTTCTCACCTGCCAATCGTTTCCATCTTCCAATTTGTCGAATATCGTCTTCGCTTCTTCTTCCTTGCCAAAAATTACAATACCATTCAATCCAACCATAAGGATCAATATCTTCTCGTATCCATTTTTTACTCATCCAAAAATGATAAGAAGTTCCTACCTTTTTTTTATATTTGTTTACGTTTTTGTCATATGTTTCTGATGCATATTTATTTTTAGGAAGATCTTTTAAAAAAGGGTATTTATTATATCTTCGATTATACTTTGTTTTAGTAACAGGAGATTGTATAGGTCTAAAATATGATCCACCCATGATACCAATTTGAAACATTTCCAATGGAGTTATATTTGGTTTAAAATCAGGATAATCATGAAAATATAATGATTTTGGCATTTCTATAAAAATACGGGTAAAAAAATAAAAGATTTAAATATTTACTTATCGTTCAACATCTGCATTTTTGTTTGAATTTTTAGAAGAAGTTCATAAATTTGATTATTTGTAACAACTTTTGATTTTTTAGGAGATTTGTTGTTACGTTTTTCTTCTCTTTCTGCTTTTTTGGTATTATAATCAGAAATATCTACAGAATCAAGATTAAACTTATTTGCAGCATCTTCCATAGTAAGGTTATCTTCTTCCATTTGTTTAATGGCAAGAACTACTAGACGAGTTTTGATACTTCCAGATGTTCTTTGAAGAACCCTTGCCATCTCTTCGATTGTAGTTTTGTCTTTGACCATATCAAGAAGTTTATCAATATCATCTTGGTCCCATTTAAGACCAACACGGCAGGTTTCTGGATTTTGTCTTTGTTCTCTCAGCATTTTAATAGATTTTATGTAGGTATTTCTCACTGACTATAATAAGTATTGTATTCTTTATATATTTTCTAGTTCATGTTTTGTCATAATTATTGTACCGTATTCTAATGCCTTTTTAATTTTTGCACTAGAATCATTATATTCTTTCACAATCAGATAATTTGTCGCTTTTGACAATGCTGTTGTTATGGTTCCGCCACTATTTGTAATATTATCTTCATATTCTTTATTTCTAAAACCACTAAATACTACCTTTTTTCCTTTGAATATATCAAATTTGCTCGATTGATTATTAATTGCCTCTTTGTTTGATTTTTTACATTCGATTCCGATATCTTCGCAAAATTCAAAGTATTTTTCAATCCCTTTTATAAATTGATCAGCAGTTGTTACAGCAATACCATTTATTTTGATAAGATCATCTATGGATAAATTCAAACTTCTTGTTTTGTCATATCCAATAAAAGGATATACATCAGATATTAGTTTAAGTTTTTTTTCACCCAATCCTCTTCCAAAAACGTTTGATGCTATTAAAAGTTTTTCACATTTACTTGTTGAAATGTTTTGAAGAGATTGATATAATTTTAATGCACTTTTGTCTTTAAAACCACGTATGATGCGAATTTCATCCAATGAAATATTTATTATTTTTTTTAATGTGTCAAAACCAGCATCATACATCTTTGTAATAACACCATCCTTTACACCATCAATATCTAAAGTTTTCATAAAATGAACAAAGGCATTTATATCGTGTTCTCTATTTTTTTCATCTCCTTTCAAAAATATGTCAATGTTAGTTTCTGTCCAATCATATGAAACAGAAGGCATCTTTGGTTGATTATTAGATGATGGTGTAAGAACAGTTAATACATGTGGTATAACATCGCCACTTCTCACAATAATGATATGTGATCCGGGACCAATTTTATTGTTTTTTATAAATGCTGCATTGAAACCAGTTGCTTGTTTAATTTTGACTCCTCCAAGTGATATTTCTTCAAATTTTATTAAAGGTTTCAGATATCTATGTTTAGAAATATTCCATTCTACATCCGTAACAATTACTTCTGCTTGTTCGTTTGTAATGATAGTTTTAAATGCAAATGCATGTTTTGGATTTTTTCCAGACAATACATTATGTTCTTCATCATGTTGTATAACAATACCATCAATTTCATATAGTGATTCTTTTCTCCATTTTGCAAGAAGTTGTGAAAGATTTTCGAGGTTTAAAATATCATTACCACCAACAATATGATTAACAACTGGTATATCTAACATTTTGACATATTCAAGTGATTCACTCAATTTCTTTCTTGGATATAGAATGTCATATGCTACAAAGTCTATTTTAGATATGGTATCTTTATTTACAGTTTTAGTATGAACAGCACCGGCGACAACATTTCTTGCATTGGCACCTATGTCTGATATTAAATTCCAATTTGATCTTGATATAATAAGTTCTCCTCTTATTGCTATTTTTTCTTGTAATTTTGTAACATCTATACGAAGATATGGAAGAATATGAGAAATATTTTGACCAATATAACCATTTCCTCTCGTCAACAGTTTGGTTTCGTTTTTGTCATGATATAATAAACAGGATATTCCATCTAACTTTTCTGATATAACATAATTTCCTTTATATTTGTTTTTCCATTTAACAATATTTGCCTCGCTATCTTTAATTTTGTCAAGAGAACCCATATATATAGGTAATTCTTCCTTATTAATTTCAATTTCTGCACCAACTTTTTTGAGATACTGATTGTTAGGATCATTATCTCTTATATATTGTTTGACCATATCATATATATCATCTGGTAACAAAGTATTGCTAGAATTGAAGAATGCAATGTCTGCCTTTTCCAATAATTTGACAATTTGCTTAATAGGTAAGGATTTTAATGTAACAATGGGATCATTAATAATTTTTTCATACATTTTTACATGTACCATATAACTTTATTTTATAGTATCATTTTTATCTTTAATTCATTTTAGAATTTTGTATATTATAACAAAAATATATGTTAAAATATTAAAAAATAAATAGACCCGCTGGGAATTGAACCCAGATTGTCGCGTCATAAGCACGATAGACTAACCATTGTCTTACAGGTCCTGTTTGTATGGATTTTTCACCATGACTATATAACTATTATTATCCTTAAGTATTTTTAAATTGTAGTATTATATAAATAATATCTACCTATATGTAAATAACATTACCAGATGTATCGATGTAAATTTAGA